TTAGAAGGCATTAAAGGTTTAGACTTAGAAAGATTTGATGTTATAGGCTCTCAACAGGGTAAGATATTACACGCAGAAGAATATCTTCAAATAGCCGAAAGAATTATCAACGAAGAACCAGGATGCGTACTAATCATAGATTCATATTCTGCTCTATGTACAGAAGCAGAGATTACTTCAGATATGTCTAAGATGCAAAGAGCCGATGGGGCAAAACTGCTGGCTAAATTTTGTAGGAAAGTCGCTAATGTCATACCTGTAAATCAATGTATTGTTATTGGTATTACACATCTTATGGGCAATCCCGGATATGGTAATGTAGAATGGAAGGAAAAGTCTGGGCAATCCGTAGCTTATCAAACAGATATAAAGTTAAAAGCTAAAATGTTCAAACCTTGGACAGCTACTGCTGACGGCCCGCAAATAGGACAAGAGGTTGATTGGCAAGTGCTGTGTTCTGCATTAGGACCTCCCGGAGGTGTTACTAAAAGTTTTATACGCTATGGTTATGGTGTCGATAAGCCTATGGAATTATTAAATTTGTGCATAGATTTGGGTATTATCTCTAAAGGAGGATCTTGGTATACAATTACTACAGAGGAAGATAAACCCAAAATGCAAGGAACCGAGAAACTTCGTCAATATGTGCTTGACAATCCAGAATGTTATGATAGACTATATGCAGAATTCAAAAACACAATGGGTCTTCAGTGATGAGAAAAGTTGTTGATTTGGACGGCAAGATTGTTAGTTGGAGTTTAAGTGGGGGTATCGCTAGGGCTTCAAGGCGAAATAAATCGGAATTGCATTTAAGAGCAAGAAAGATTATCCATAAAATTTATCCAACCTTCCAGATCCTAGAGGAAGTAAAAATACCATTAAGAAAATCTGAAAATTTATTTTTAGACTTCTATTTACCCTTAAATAATAAATGTATAGAAGTTCATGGTGAACAGCACTATAAGTTTGTGGCATACTATCATCAGAATATGATGGGTTTTATGAAACACAAAAAAAGAGATCAGGAAAAAATAGAGTGGTGCGAGCTAAACAATATTGAAGTAATAGTATTACCTTTTGATAAAACAGACGAAGAGTGGGAAAGTATAATCAATGACTCAAACAACTAAAGAAGAGATATCTTATTGGGATAAAATACTAGATGAATATGAAAGTTCTCTTGGTATGCCGTCATATGTTGCAGACAGTATATCGGAGAGTGAATTGCAGCATTATCTATCAATGAATAGAAGCGACTTAGAAAAATTAACCCCTGTAGACTGTGCTGAAATTGGTTACAGATTAGCTCAGTATTCTTTTCATATCCAGAGATCTATTAATAGAGAATTGTCTAGAGTTAATTGGGTGGAAGAAAATATAAAAATGGTTATTGCTGAAGATATAAATAACTATAAGGGTTACGGATATGTGGAAAAGTCCTATCAGGCCATTAAAAATAATTCCAGAGCATTATCTCTACAAAAAGTAAAAACATACGCCAAACAGAGATCTGATAGACTCTCGTATATAGCTAATAGCATAAAAAATTTAGCAGACACTATTATCAATGTTCAGAAAGCGAAGGTAAATTATGGAAATCAATGATATTTTAAAGGATAAACAAGCTCTTAAACAGTTAATCGGAGCGTTGCAGACACTTGTTGACTCTGACGACAATCAGGAACCTTTAGAACACACAGATAATGTTTCTCAAGAAAATAATACAAATACAAAAAAAAATCAAAAGAAAATTTTTAGCACTAAATCGCAAAATGAAAACCCTTCAACATTTGTTAATAAGTTTGACGATATGGCAGAAAAAAATATGCACAAAGGAGATATTGAAATAGATAAGCTATTAAAAAAACACCCCAAAACACCCAGGCTGAGAAAACAAAACAAGGTTGACGTTATTTGTAGGGTTTGCGGGAAAAAGGAAACAATACCTTCTAGCTTATTAGTAGACTCAAAAGACCGATACAAGTGTAATAGTTGTTCATCGAAAGCGGGTTAATTTAAATGTCAAAAATATTGTGCGATGTTTCTGCTGAAAGAGCTACTCTAGCCTGTATACTATCGGGAGGAGAAGACGCTTACATTGATGTGGCTGATATACTTGATGAATCTGTGTTTACTATAGATAGTAATCAATATATATATAAGTGTATCAAGCACATTTATACAAATCACGATACTCATACATTAGATCTAGCTTCCATTATGTCCGCCTCTAAAGAGATCGGACTTGATAATATTCTAACAGATAAATCAGAAATAGAGCATCTAAAAGCTATTATTAATTTTCCGGCTGACAAAAGTAATATTAAAAAATTTGCTGCAAAAATTAAAAAGCTCTCTATTGCCAGAAATATGTATACCCATTTGGATGATATCAAGAAAAGTCTGTTGGATATCAATGGCAACGAAACAATAAGTAGTATATTTAGCAGGGTAGAGGATCCGATATTTCATTTTACAGAGTCTCTTAACCAAGAGCCGGAAAATCAACCTTTTAATGTGGCAGATACCATTGAGGAGTACATAGAGTATCTAATGGACAACCCTATAGACCAAGTAGGTATATCTACTGGTTTTCCTGTTTATGATCAGGCAATAGGTGGGGGCTTGAGAAAAGGTACTATTAATGTAATTGCAGCTAGACCAAAAACAGGTAAAACATTATTGGCAGACAATATGGGTTTTCATATAGCTAATAAATTGAAAATACCCGTATTGAATATGGATACAGAAATGTCAAAAGAAGATCATTTCAACAGATTGATAGCTATGCTGTCAGAGATTGAAATGCAAAAGATCGAGACAGGCAAATTTAAAGGCTCTAATGATGCACATAAAAAAGTTCAAAAGGCTGTAAATTTATTAAAAGAAACACCTTTGTATTATAAAACTATTGCAGGTAAGCCTTTTGATGAGCAGTTATCAATTATGAAGCGGTGGTTATATAGAGAGGTTGGATTAAATCCAGATGGCACAGCAAAGGATTGTGTGATATTCTATGACTATTTGAAATTAATGGATAGCGCGGGTATTAGTCAAGACATGAAAGAATACCAGATGCTAGGGTTCATGATGTCTACATTGCACAATTTTGCAGTGAAATATAAAATACCAATGGTTGCTTTTGTTCAATTAAATAGAGACGGTATTACTAAAGAATCAACCGATACTGCTAGTGGCTCTGATAGAATTATATGGCTTTGTAGTAATTTCAGTATTTTTAAAAGAAAAACAGACGAGGAAATAGCTGAAGACGGTCCTCAAAATGGCAACAGAAAGCTTTTACCTTTGGTTAGTAGACACGGAGGAGGATTAGATGACAACGATTATATCAATTGTCATATGCAAGGCTGGTGCGCTAAAATCGTAGAGGGCAAAACCAAATTAGAATTATCTAACAACCCCAACAATGGATTTGGAATAAATGAAGACAATGACAATCAAGAAGAAATCCCATTCATATAATCAACAAGAACTGAAGCATATTTGCGACATGTTGTGCGAAAACATAGAGGAACTATTAACGTCCCTTGATGTACAGGATTATAGAATGTGCGATAAAATGATAATAGGAAACTGTCCTATACATTTAGGAGATAATGGTTCCGCATTAAACTTATACTACGAAGGAGATTATTATAGAGGTAATTGGAAGTGTCACACACAACACTGCGAAAATACGTTCAAGGGGTCTATTATAGGTTTTGTTCGTGGTTGTTTATCTAGTCAAAAATACAATTGGCAAAAACCAGGAGATAAAACGGTAAGCTTTAGTGAAACAATAGAATTTGTAAAAGATTTTCTAAACTATAAAGAAGATAAAAATTACACAAAGACCATAGTAAAAAAACAAGAAAAATCTATGTTTATACGTGCAATCAATACTATCAGTGAACCTATCAAAAATCCATTAGAAAATACGGAAAACAGAATTGGTAGAGAATTAGCATCTAAATCTTTAGCAATACCTTCTCAATACTTCATAGACAGAGGATTTGATCGCAATACACTTATAAAATATGATGTAGGAGAATGTACAAATCCTCAAAAAGAAATGTATAATAGAGCCGTTGTTCCTGTATATGATGACACGGGGCAGTTTTTAGTTGGTTGTACTGGTAGAAGTATAAACGAGATATGTCATCAGTGTAATTCATATCATGAAGACAGCATGGACTGTCCAGACCAATACAATAAATATAAGTATTCCAAATGGAGACATAGTAAAAATTTTAAAACCGACAACTATCTGTATAATCTATGGTCGGCTTTAGAAAATATTAAACAGACTTCTACGGTTGTACTAGTAGAAAGTCCTGGGAATGTGTGGTCATTGGAATCAGCAGGAATCAACAATAGTGTTGCTATTTTCGGTTCAAGCATATCGCAAAAACAAAAAGCTATCATAGATATGACTGGAGCTATGAATGTTATTCTCATTATGGATAATGACGAACCAGGTAAAATAGCATCAGAAAAAATATATGATAAATTTTGTAAAACACATAATGTAACTAATATCCTAATAAGCGATCCGTACAACGATTTGGCAGAAATGCCTTCTCATCTGATCAAAGATTTGATATGTCCACAAATCCTAAAGGTAAACTCAAAATGAAAATACTAGCAATATCCGGTAAAAAACAATCGGGCAAAAGTACTGCTGCCAACTTTATGGTTTCGATGGTAATGTCAGATACAAAGATTTGTGAAAAGGTTTATGTTGATAATAATGGACATATACTTGTAAGCGATCTTTTAGGAAACAAAAACTATGCCGGCGTTTTCGACCCATGCAATAGAACACTTTTAAATGATTCTATAATATCAGACGTTTTCCATAGACTAGATCCTATAATTCGTATTTACAATTTTGCTGATATACTTAAAACAGACATTTGTATTAATATATTGGGGCTAACATACGATCAATGTTATGGTAGTGACCAACAAAAAAACTCTATTACTAATATCGAAATTAATGGACAAAAATCATCCGCAAGAGAAGTTATGCAATACGTTGGAACTGATGTGTTTCGCAATATGAAAAAAGATGTATGGGTATCTTCTACCATTAATAAGATTATCAAAAATCAATCCAGGTTATCCATTATATCAGATTGCAGATTTCCTAATGAGGTTAGTAGTATCAAGAACATCGGAGGTAAAGTATTAAGATTAAGTAGATCGCCTTATAAGTCTGACCACATCAGTGAAAACATATTGGATGAAGATAAATATGATTGGTCTAATTTTGATTACATAGCATATAATTCCGACCAGTCCTTGCAAGACTATTTAAATTCCATATCCTTAATTGCTACAGAAATATTTAAATGATTATTACATATTTTCGTTCTTCTAGTTATAATACTCATGATATGTGCGAACAGCAATACTTTGCTGAATACAACCTGGGGTGGCGAGGCCTGTCTGGTAAAAAGGCTGATAAGGGTACAATAGTACACAAAGCCTTAGAGATATTAGCATTTATTAAAAAATATCAACAAGACAATAATAGTATTTATGAAGACGACATAGCTGGTAATATAGACGTAAACAATTACGATCTATCAGAAATATACAATAAAGTATACGATTATTATACAGAAAATACGGGTCATCACAAATGGACCAAAAGAGACAGACAAGACTGTGCTGACTGGATTAATAAGGCCATTAAGTTTAATAATGGTATGTTTGATCCCAGAAATAAAAACATATTGTATCCAGAGCAAATGTTTGATTTTACTATAAATAAACCCTGGGCTAAATACAGCTATAATGTAGATAATAAAGACATCTCCGGATATCTGTCTCTCAAGGGTACTATA